TAGTGCGACGTACATAGTCGTTGCTGAGGAGGAGCATAAGACTGGAGAGCCTCATCTGCACTCTGTCATTCAGTTTGAGAAGAGAGTGGATATGAAAGACTGCATGCCAATGCTGGACGGTCTGACCGGGAAGCATGGCAACTACCAGAATGTACGAAGCGCTAAGCGAGTGCTGAAGTACGTCTGCAAAGGAGGGAATTTCATCAGTCATGGTGATGTTCCAGACCTGGAGGAGAAGGAGAAGCTTCAAGACGGAGTCGCGAAGATGATCATGGAAGGCGAGTCTTTCAAGCAAGTTGTTGAGAGAAACCCTGGCTTTGCTATGATGCAGAAGCGCAAGATTGAGGAGTTCGTAGGATGGGCGAAGCGACAGAAGTTGGCTGCTGCCCTTCTGCCGTGGATACCTCCAACGATTGATGATCACCTCGGTCGGCCTACTGTTGAGATTGCCTTGTGGTTACACAACAACATACTTGTTCAGCGTGAGCCTCGTCAGAAACAACTTTGGCTCTTTGGGCCACCGCGCATCGGCAAGACCCGCTTTCTAGCGTGGTTGCGCGCTCGCTTGCGAGTGTATGATATGCCGTTGCAGGAGGATTTCTACGACGGTTACGAGGACGGTTGCTATGATTTGGTCATCTGTGATGAATTCAAGAGTCACAAGAAGATTCAGTTCATGAACGCCTGGTGTGATGGGCAACCCTTGCCCGTACGCCAGAAAGGTTGTCAGACGGTGAAGACTGACAACCTCCCTCTGATTGTTTGTTCTAATTTTCCTATCACGGAGTGTTATCATGAGGGTGTTGGTCGCGATGCGTTGATGGATCGTTTTACTGTTGTAAAAATGGAAGTGGAGTTTGAGTTCAAGTAAAAAATACCGTAACTCTGGCCGTTTCGTTCTCCCATAATTTCTTCTTCTAACCCTAAAAATACTTAGCGAAAAAAAAAACTTAACACCACTATCCCCTTTGGTATTAGGGGCGAAGCGTTAGGGTGGGGGGGGGTGGGGGGTGTTAGGGTTAGGGTTAGGGTTAGGGAGTTAGACGACAATGGGTTTGCGGTAGCGAAGAGCCGCCGGCAGGGCCGAGCGAAGCGAGTCAGACGCTAAGTCTGTAGCCCGGTGGGCCGCCTCACATTTTGCTATTAATATTACTAGCAAAATAGTGAGGAAGTGAGGAAATTGACGTAGTCAATTGCCGAACGTGTAAGTTTAAATTCCTCACTCTCTCTATCCCCTCTGATTAGGTTACACCGCTACCTCTGATTCTCTCTATCCCCTCTGGCTAGGGTCGAGAATGAGGAACTTTATTTGCGTTAGCAAATGAAGTGACGAATGATGTAATGGTGAATATATATTCAAAACAAAATGCTTTACGCATCAACGAAGCGAATGCGGCACGTCGTCGGTGCAAGAATGTCATTGGGTCCAGCGGCAGTTGAACCGATAAAAACCAAGTAAATGGCTCCAGAAGAGATGGAGCCGATGGTGTTGGAAGTGCCTTCGTACACAACCGGGATGTTCACCGGTTTGTACACCTCGTAGTGATGCATCAAGTTGGTGGCCAAAGACTGCGTAGCCGTTTGGCTGAAAACGCCAAAATCAAAGACTTGATCATAGTGGATCTTGAAGCGCTCACGATTGTTCAAGTTGTTGAATGAATGTACATCCGCGGTTTGCAGAATGTCCGTGATAGCCGCAATGGTTCCATTGCATTGCATGTCTTCGACAATCATCACTCGCCCTGCTTGGGGCGTCGTGCTTGCAGCGTTCGTATCCACTTGCATGCGGCCACGCAGCTGGATCGCCGTGATGTTGGTACGGCGACCAATGCGCTCAGTGTAATCAGTGCCAGTAGCACAGCCACTAATCAGCGTTACGCTGCCAGTGGCATTGACCGGGTAATTTGCCAGAGCAGTGTCAATGACCTTCTTCTCGATCGGAGAACGAACGGAGGCGCCGTAGAAGCCGCCAGTGCGGTAAGGACCGCGTGCTCGCATGGGCAGTGGACGCGGAGGCGGCGGTAGCGCGCGACGCGGCACAGCGACCTGAGTGCCCAAGTAGACGGGCGCGTCGTACGCAGCGGCACGTTTGCTACGTCCGCCTTGAGAATCCATGCGGCGCTTGCCAAGATAGACGACAGACATGGTGTTGTGATGACGAGGTGGCGAGCAGAATGAACGCCACCAGTGAGGAAAGCCTATTTATAGGTTTCCGTCCTTCCTGAATAGGCAACCCAATCGAAATGGTGTTCATGAACACCCAAAAAGGAAACATTCCCCGAAAACCTTAAAAAGGAAAGCGAGGATTCCTCAAAAGCGAAAAATTCCTCAGTCTGCCTCATTCCTCAGTCAGCCTCACTCATGGATGCCCCTGTTGCTCGTACGAAGTTCCGACTTCAAGGCCGTGCCATTTTCCTGACATGGCCTCAGAACGCAGCATCGAAGGAGGATACCTTGGCAGCCTGTGTACTCGCATTCCCTAGTGCGACGTACATAGTCGTTGCTGAGGAGGAGCATAAGACTGGAGAGCCTCATCTGCACTCTGTCATTCAGTTTGAGAAGAGAGTGGATATGAAAGACTGCATGCCAATGCTGGACGGT